GTCAGGCTGTGATGCAAGCCGTAGTCCTTCAGCTCGCGCTTGATCTGCTCGTCGGTTAAGTCAAACCGGAGCTGATGACGATAGCCCGCTTCCCGTTTCTTCTTCCAGGCGGATGACATGATCGAATACCGCCCTTCCGGATTATAGCCCGGTATCCTGGTGACATCCTCAATCCCTATCCGATCAGACCAATACTGCCGGAGAGCTTTCACACGCTCGGCTGGGGAAGCCTTGCCGGTGTCCAGATTCCGCAACAGCTTTTTCCAGGCAGGCGTGGCGTCATCCTTCAGGATGTATGCCGACTTCATCAAATACAAAATCTCAGCTTCATCCGGCGATGCGAAGGATGCTTCGATTCCCAGTCGCTCCAGCTTGGACAACAGACGGTCGGCGGTCTCCGGGGTGCATTCCGCCGTGAGTCTTAACTCGAGTTGCCCCTGATGCGCATAATAATTCTCTTTTATCCATGGTCGATATATCCCCTCAACACCATCAGCGAGGTCGATCCGATACTCAAGCCCGCGAGATGTGAAGTTCTGGTGATACTTACCGAATTCGATATCCTCCTTCACGACCCTGATCTGACCCTTCTGAACCTGCTTCTGATCCCCGTAAAGCATCGTCCGCTTGACCGCTGGGATCTTATCGCCGGAGGGCTTGACCACCGGCTCCTGCTTCAGGAATCGGTCGAAGGCGCCTATCTTCTTCCGACCTCCTGCAGCAACTGAAGCGTCGATTTCATCCAGCATCTTCAGATAGGCGCGCGCCATGGCTTTCAAATCGGAGTCTCTGCTTTTAGACAGCTTGAGGAGAGTAGTGCGGTGGTTTAGTACCTGACTGATCTTCTGATTGTTGAAGTTGAAATCCCCCTGTTTGATATGATGGTTGATCGACTTGACAGCTGTCAGGATGTCGTCGTAAAACAGATCGTCCGCCAGAGCGCTCCCCGCCGCCTGACCGAGGGTGTCGTCGGCGCTTGTCGCCAAAGTTGACAACAGCTTGCGTTCAGCTTCGGGGCGAATCTTCATCCGTATTACGGTGCGGATCTTCCCCTTGACCTTCTCAGTGTAGAGCAGGACGTTCTGATCCTCGATGTCGTCGATGTCCACAGGGAGTGACTTCCCCTGCCAGCCGGACTCACGCGCATCATCTATCAGGGCTTCCGCCTCCTCTGGAATATGCTTCCACTTCCTGGCGGCTTTATCAGCCGGCAATTCCTTTATGTCCAAGTCGAAGTGGAACACCACCTTGCGGTCACCGGTGCGCTGCCGAAGAAGCCTGGTGTAAAACTCCTCGAAGTCATTCCGGATATTATTCTTACGAGCCAGAGCGGTCTCGTAGAATTGTTTCAGCTTCAGTGGCTGCCCACGAAAGCGGCGTTTTGCATAAGGTTTCAGGAGCTCGGTGTAAGCCTCGTCGGTGATCGTTTCGACGCGACGGATGTACCGATACGTCGCCTGCAGGTCGAGGTCGATAGTTCCGTCCCGCCAGGCGCGCATTACCGCGTTGTAGAACGGCTCCTTCTCACCCCAGCCATGATTGGGGTGATATGTGATAGACAACTTGTCATCGCCCAAATACTTGAATAACTGCGATTTGTCTAAGCCTCTAATGTGTCCATTTTTCAACCGGAGGAACTGCTTTCCATGCGCGTCGTGATTGGAAATCAGCCAGTCGATCACATGCTCCCGCTGCAGTTGTTCAAGCTCAGCGGCGGATAGTTTCTCGACGACCGTGTCTCGGAAATCGAATTCCTTCTTCAGATCGGTGCGCCACTTCTGGATAGAGCCTTTTAAGCGACCGCGCTCAGGTACATCCAGCTCGATGTAGCGAACCTCGATGGCGTCGGGATCGATCAATCTGCCAATCCGGTAAGCCACATCGTCGCCATATCCCCGAAACTCCTCAGCCGGCTTGAATAGCCATTTATCACCACGCTTATCCAGAAAGAAATATTTAGTGTGAGTGCCCTCGATGTCGGCACGACCTTGGAATTTGAACAGTTCCGACTCTAAGAACTTCTGCCAGGCGTCGTCCGCTGCAGTGAGTTCATTCGGCATGGCAGGTTTCGGTGTCGGCGTGGTGATTTTCGAAGGTGGTTGTTTAGGCTTGACCTTGCCCTTCTTACCGCCATGTTTTTCAGCCCACTTCGCCCACTTGGCTTCAATCCCCGCCTTGACCGCTTCAATTTTACCCTTGTCGGTGGATGTCATAAGGACGATCAGCTCGTCCTTCGATGCCCATTGGTAGTGTTTCAGCTTGGCAGCCTTGGCTATCTGCTTCAACTCCCCGGCGCTCAGGGCTTTGACCGATTGAACGAAGCTCTCCCCGGCGAATTCCACCTGTCCCTTCAGAGCTGTCCACTCGGCTTCAGGAAGCAGCTTCTTGGCATCGGAAAGCGCTTGTGACATCTCATCCAGCTTGGTCAGCGCCTGCTGGAAGTTCTGAGGTTTCAAAGCGGGCAATTCGGAAAGCCCCGAAGCAATCTTCTCCTTGACCGCCTCGATCTGCTGCTGTACCAACTGCTGGGTGAGCTCTTCTTTAGCTTCCTTTTCCACCTGCTGCTTTAGCAGAGCGATAAGCTCTTCCTTCGAGCGCAGCGCCCCGATCTTGTGTTTCTTGATCAGCGCCTTGAGCTGGGTTCCCTTCAACGATTCCAGATCGACGTCCGGTTCTAACGGTTTCAGCAGCTTGATAAAATCCTTCTTGGTGCGGGCGACGGAGATGCTGTTGGCTTGGGCGAGCTTCTGCAACTGTTTCATAGTCAGCTTTTCAAATTCCCCTTTCGAAACCGCCGTCCCGATCTTGACCGCCTCGCCATGCTTCTTGGCTGCCATATCCGCGATCTCGGACGGCACCAGGATGCAGTCGTAGTCCGGTTGCTTCGCCGCTGCCTGGATCGCTAATGCCCAGGCGTAGAGATTTGCTTTCATCACAGCCATGTTAATGCACCGGAATCCCCGCCCGACAGACCTTAGCCCGGGCTGCAAAAAACGAACATCTGCACTGAGGGTGGGGGAAAGGCGGTATTTGATCTATTGGAAACTCCTGTCCTTCGAGCGGACCGCACTGCGAGCAGGTGCGTTCGTCGCCTGCGGTCACCCAGACGACCATACGCACCCCGACCGTATCATAGAACTTCCGTCGTCCCTGCCCATGAGCCCTTAGCGTCTCGGTGCGGGTGATGACCTCCACCCGGTTCTGTGCGGTCCTGAACACGGTCTTGCCTGCCTTGCGGAACGCTTCTGTATCGGTGATCACCCCACCAATCTTCTCACCGATCTTGGCTATGGATTCTCCATTGACAATCCCCACCGCGATCTGCTGCTTGATCCCGTCCGCCAGCTCGCGGGTGACGTTGCCCAAGAGTTGCAGGTCGTAATTGACCAGAAAGTCCAACGCCGATCGGTCAACCAGGCTCATCACCTGCCCCGCCAGCTTGATGCGGTCGGCATGTGACAGGCTCTCATAATGCGGAAAGCCCAACTCCCCGAACTCGCGGATGTTGGTCTCGATACCCTTCTGAAACGATTCCTTCACCACGCCTTTCATCAATAGCGTCTGTTCGGCTTTCAGATCGCGGACGATCTCGTCGATCCGCTGCTGCACTCCCCGCAGCTGCTCCCGTCTGACTTCAAGACCCTTCTTCAGCAGCGTCCCATCCCCGATCCGCACCAGCTCCGCCTTGACACGTTGATCCGCTTCGCGCAACACCTTCAGCATCGCGTTTACCTGCTGCTCGGTGTATAAATCTCGTGAGTGAATGCTGCGCAGCACCGACTGCTGAATGCGTTCGGCTTGAGTCACGCCGACTCCTCCGGCTTGACTTCCGCCTGCAAGAACTGCCGGCAAGCCGCTTGATCGAAACGACATTCCGCACCTGTCACATGGCAGCGATTATTGTCCGCGTCGTAGAAAGCGCAATCGTCGCAAATATGATCTTCACTCGCAGCGGCATACATTCCTTCAGACTCTGATTTTTCCTGCTTCTGAACACGGGAAGTTTCCTTCGCTTTATCCAGTCCCAGCATCTCCTGCGCGGTCTGTACCGACATGACACCCATCTGCACCAGGGAAACGATATCCTTGATGTCCCACGACATATCGACCAATGTGCCCTCTTTCGTGCGATTTGACTTTTCGACATCGGGATTCAAGTCCATCTTGGTCTGGATGGTGTTCTTGGAAATCAGATTGCGGTCGTAAAGTTCGATCAGCAGTTTCTTAACCTCGATCTCGTTTGTCAGGTCAACATCAGAGAAGATGTATTGGATTTTCTTTTCGGTATAACCCTTCATCTACTTCCAGTCAACGAAAATCCAATCGAGAATCTAACGATCTA